GTCCAATATTGCCTATGGAGAAGCAGCACAAGTGCTAAACTCTTCTGGGCAATGGACTGATTGGTATAGAGATGCTGTTGATGAAAATGGAAAAACACGAGGACAGCATGAAACAAAAACATTAAAACTTTACGTTAATGATAATACTGGTGCACAATGAACGACACAAGGCCAAACCATGATGATATGGTAAATAACTATATTCAAAATGCAAAAGATGGAAAAATTAGTCATTATATAATTACAGTCTCAAGAGATGGAGAGTCTCCAGTTAGATCAATAATATCTTTTGATAATGAAAAGCAGGCTAACGAAGGATATGAAATGTATCAAGATGCTGGCTTTGCAAAAGACTATTTAACTGTATCTATGTATGAGCCATCTGGAAAAATAAATACAAAGGTTTTAAAAAGAAACCACGCAGGAGATCCATCATTTGTAAGGCAAAACTATATAGATACAGTTGAAGCATTGCACTCTTTGAAGGATAAGTTAGACAAGGAAGACTATGAGAATGTCTGCATTAAAATTGTCACTTCTTTTGCAAAAGATAACTGGAGATTCAATCCAGAAAGGTTTTTAAAACAACTAGAGATTGAGAGGGAATTATAGGGTATAAACCCTATGATATAATCAAATTATGGATAAATCAGAAGCATCTGTTGTTGTTAGAAAGCCTTCTATGACACCTTCTGGGTGGTTTGGCAATAGCAAAGATATGATTGTTGAGTTAGAAAATTTTATGACTCAAGAAGAGATGGACTTTTTAGAAAAGGCTGCAAAGTCTTTAACAATTTGGGATGTAACAGAAAGCCACGTTAATGAAAATGGAACTGTTGTTTATGATTCTAATTATTGGAAAGACAGAGTAGCAACATATCCTACTTTAAATAAAAACAATCCAGAAATAGCCCCAGTTGTTGCAGGACTATTTGAAAGACTAAAGCCGATTGTTGAAGATTTTTACAAGGTAGAAGTTATACCTACAGGACCTACAATTGTTAGATGGCTACCAGGACAGTTGCAAAATCCGCATGCAGATAAAGAACTTCATGAAGGACCAGATGCAGGTCTTCCAAATGATTTTCCAAACTACGATCTTTCAAGTCTGTTTTATTTAAATGAAGACTATGAAGGTGGAGAACTATATTTCCCATTACAAGGAATTCAGTTTAAGCCTAAAAAGGGTGCAGCATATTTTTTCCCAGGGGATAAAAATTATATTCACGGAGTAACAGAAATTAAAAGTGGTATTAGATACACCTGTCCTTTCTTTTGGGAGATAACAAAGCACACAGGAGAAAGACAACCATGACAACACAGCCTGTAGAGCATATTGAGATATATCCAAATATATTTGTATATAAAAATCTTTTTAAAGATATATCTAAAACAACATCTTTGTTAAAAGAAGAAGACGAAGAAGGCTTGTTTAGTCCATGGACCCAGTGGGCTTCTTTTGGTCAATACATTAATCCTTTATTTAAAGATCATCCACACACGATGACTATGGATTACATAGAAAAAGAAGTAGAAACTGCAAGCCCAAAACAAGAAGAACAAAAACTTGCAATTTTAGAAGTTTTTAAAAATTTTCATTTAGCAACAAAAGATTATATAGCCAAACATAATGTTGAGTTTGATGAGGAAGCATTAGTAAAAGATCACGATGGTGCAACTCGTAAACTTTGGACTAGTAATGGGCCTTCAATTGCAAGATATAGAACAGACATTGAAGACTCCATAGGATTGGTCTACCACTCTGATTATGTAAGAGAGCCAATTAAAAGCCCAGGAAACAAGTTTGTAATAACGGCATTAACATACTTTAATGATGATTATGAGGGAGGAGAAATTGATTTTGTTGTTGGCAAAGATGCTTATATGTATAAGCCAGAGGCTGGAGACGTTTTAGTTTTTCCTTCAGGTCACCCAGACATACTAACTAAGGATGGCAAAGTTTACCTACACGGGGTTATGGTTCCAAGAAAAGAAAATAAGTATATTGCCAGAATGTACTGGATGAAGTACGAAGATGCTTCTCAAGAATGGATTGACAAAGAAAATGATTTTGGAAAAGAAGTGTGGCAAGAAATGCAAACAGAAATTATAAAAAACTTTTGGGCTGGCATTCCGCCAAGAAAAAGTGCAGGAGAGGTAAACAGAATAAAATGAATTTAAATAATAAAAAAAGAATAACAAAAGATATTGTTGTTTATGAAAACTTTATAAGTAAAGAAGATTGTCAAAAAATGATACAGGCCCTTGATGCACAAGCAGACAATGGAAAGATTTCATGGATGCCAATATCTTTTTATGAGTCATACTCTTCTGTCCTTCCACAAGACAACGATCAAGAAGTGTTAGATGCTGGCCTTATCCCAACAATCTTTTCAGACATTGAAAAAATGATGCCAGAGGCAATAGCATCAGTTCACGATCTTGATCCAAAGATTATATCTAAGATTGGGTATCACACACAAAAGTGGGAGCCAGGAGCCTATGCAAGAATTCACTCAGATAACACGGATGAGCACGGAAACTCTGGAGCATTTACAAGAAGTCGCTACGCTGGATTCTTATATCTTAATGATGATTTTGAAGGTGGGCTTCTTAGGTTTCCAGATCAAAGCATAGAGATTAAACCACAGGTAGGAATGCTTGCTGTTTTTGACGGGGGATTTAATAATATGCACGAAGTCTCCTTAATAGAAAGCGGAGTAAGATATACCATAGGATCTTTCTGGGACGATAGGGAAGAATCTGATTACCCACAAGAAGTACGAGACGCTTGGGCAGCAGAGATGAAAGAGACAAGGGCAAAGCAAGAAATTGAAAGAGCAGAATGGCAAGAGTTATTAAAACAAGGATACAAATTAGATAAAAATGGCAACAAGTATAAGGTTGGAGACTAAAATGGAAATTTTCTTAGAGAAAGAATTTGTGGATGCTAATTATGAGATAGAGGTTTGGCACGACCAAGTTCTTGCTATTAAAAACTTTATATCGGATGAAGAGTTAGAAACAATTTGGCAAATAATCAATAACGCTACAGAAGCAGACTGGGGCATAGAATATACAAAAAATCTTGCTAGATTCTGCATGGAAAAATTTGGAAGAGACGACGTTGACAATCTGGTTGCTGAAGGCAAGTTTGAGATTACTCAAGGATGGCAAGACAAGAACCTGAACATTGTTCATGAGCCAATCACTGTTACTCTACAAAGAAGACTTGGTAATTTAATTGCTCTTTCAGATCCATCTCTAGAACTTGCTGGGTTTGGAACATTGCAAAGAATGCAAGAAGGAGTTGAACTAAAGTCTCATACAGACCAGCACACTGACCCATCAATAAGATATGCTGCTATCTTGTACATTAATGATGACTATAAAGATGGAACATTATTCTTTGAAAACAAATCAGAATCTGATTTGAGACCAGCACCAAAGACATTGCTTATTTTTCCAGGAACAGAAGAATATGAGCATGGTGTAAGACCTGTAGGAAAAAATAGTCCAATAAGATATGTAACTGTTGGATTTATAAAAGTTAGAGGTTGGTATGAAAATAATAAATACTAAGGAGAAATACTATGGATAGAGAAATACTTGAAGAGAAGGTTTATTATTACACAAACGTAATTGAAGACCCAAAGAAACTTGTTGACGCAATTGAAAATGATAATAAAGATGAGTGGGGAGAGTGGATGGCTTGTAGTGGTCAGCACTACGTGTATGGAACCGACAAGACAATTGCTCCTTCAGAGGGAAATGACTATATCTATAAGACTTTAGAAAAAGCATTTGACGATGTTGCAAGAGATTATGCAAAGGCTCAAGGGATTACAGATGAGCCAAAGTTATTTCCTCAGTATCCAATTAAGAAGTATCAGCCAGGAACATTTATGGGCGCACACTTTGATCAGCAAGAGGGTGATGAAAGACTTAAGGTTTCTTTTGTAATGTATCTTAACGATGACTACGAAGGTGGAGAGATATCTTTTACAATTGCTTCTCCAGGAGGAATATTAACAGGAGCAAGACCTCCGTCAGATTTTGATCTTGCAGAAAAAGACACAAATTATACATTTGCAGTAAAGCCAAAAGCAGGAAGTATTATTGTTTTCCCTCCATCACCACCATATCATCACACTGCTCACTTAGTAAAAAGTGGTGAAAAGATAATGGTTCCTCAGCACTGGATCCACTAAACAATAAACCTAAACAACATATTTAGGTAGAGTTTTACTTTTTTGAAAACTCTGCTATACTTAACACTATTCCGTTTTTGAAAGGACGATACGCATTATGTCAGATTTTTTTAGTTTTAAACTTCCAGAGGACTTTGTAGAAAAGTATAAAGCACAAGAGAGCCCGTTTGGTTTTAAAGATGCAGCAGAAAACTCACTTGGAGAAATTACTTTTATTCGTACATATTCTCGAATGAAGGAAGATGGAACTAAAGAAAGATGGCACGAAGTTTGTCGTCGTGTAATCGAGGGTATGTATTCAGTACAAAAGAATCATGCTAAAGAAAATCGTCTACCATGGAATGACTACAAGGCTCAGAAGTCTGCACAAGAAGCATTTCAAAGAATGTTTGAATTGAAGTGGACACCACCAGGACGAGGCATGTGGGCATTTGGAACTCCTATGACCATGGAGAAAAAGAACTCTGCAGCACTACAAAACTGTGCAATGGTTTCAACAAAGGATCTTGACAAGAATGATCCAGGAGCACTATTTGCTTGGGTGATGGATGCACTGATGCTTGGTATTGGTGTAGGGTTTGATACAGTGGGACAGGATAAGAATTTCTCAATCTATACCCCAACAGAGCCAGAACAGGTGTTCGAAATTCCAGACACTCGTGAAGGCTGGGTAGAGTCAGTCAGACTTCTTATCAATTCATACCTTAGAGCAAACCAGAGCATCCAAAAGTTTAACTATGATTTGATTAGGCCTCTTGGAGCACCCATTAAAGGCTTTGGAGGCGTTGCATCAGGACCTGCACCTCTTATCAAGTTACACGACCAGATAGACCGTGTAATAGGCTCCAGAGGCGGAGAAACGCTAGACTCTCGTGCCATCGTAGACTTGGTTAACCTAATTGGTACCTGCGTGGTATCAGGCAATGTCCGTAGATCAGCAACACTCGCTTTGGGTACTGCAGGGGATGAAACATTTATGAACCTAAAGAACTCAGAGATGTTTCCAGAGCGTAACTCATTTGACCCAGAAAATCCAGGTTGGGCTTGGATGTCTAATAATTCTATTTCAGCAGAAGTAGGAACAAAGTACGAAGACTATGTAGATTTAATTACTGAAAACGGAGAACCAGGTTTTATCTGGCTTGATGTTGCTCGTAATTATGGACGACTAAAGGATGCGCCAGACGGTAAGGATTATCGTGTGATGGGATTTAACCCATGTGCGGAGCAGCCATTGGAATCATACGAATTATGTACACTTGTAGAAGTGCACTTGAATCGTCATGAATCTAAGGAAGACTTCCTGCGTACCCTGAAGTTCGCATACCTTTATGGAAAGACTGTTACACTTGTTCCAACACACTGGCCACAAACAAACGGTATCATGCAACGCAATCGTCGTATTGGTACATCACTAACAGGTATTGCATCATTTGCAGATCAAAAGGGTTTGCCAATTGTTCGTGAGTGGATGGATGAAGGATACAACAAGATTCGTCACTATGACCACCAGTATTCAGAATGGCTATGTGTTCGTGAATCAATTCGTGTAACAACAGTTAAGCCATCAGGATCAGTTTCAATTCTTTCTGGTGCAACTCCTGGAGTTCACTGGGGACCTGGAGGAAACTTCTTCCTTCGTGCAGTTCGATTTGGAAATACAGATCCAATGATGCATTTGTTCAAAGCAGCGGGGTACACAATTGAAGATGACGTAGTGTCAGCAAATACATCAGTAGTTTACTTCCCAATTAAGTCAGGTCATCCAAGATCTGAAAAGGATGTAACACTATTTGAAAAGATTGCCCTTGCTGCAACTGCTCAAAAGTACTGGTCTGATAATGGTGTTTCTGTAACTCTTTCATTTGACAAGGAAACAGAGTCAAAGCATGTTGTTCCAGCGCTGCATATGTACGAGGGACAATTAAAGGCAGTTTCGTTCCTACCAATGGGAAATCACACATATCCGCAACAGCCATATACTCAGATTACTGAAGAGCAGTATGAGTCATATATTGGCAAGTTAAAGCACATTGATTTTTCTGCTATCTATGACGGAGCAGAAAATCTTGAGGCTCAAGGAGAAATGTACTGCACCACTGACTACTGTGAAATTAAAATAAATAAGTAGCCTTCTGTGGTAAAATAGACTTATAATGTCTAGTTCATCAAACCTATATGCAGAAAAAATATATGCAGAACATCCCATTGCTCTTTGGGCATTGGATGACGTTGCAGATTATATTAGTTTAATTGATGAGTCTGATAGAGATGTAACCTCTTGGACAATAACCAATGGAACTGCGGTCAATCATGCTACTACTGACGAGCCATTTATAGACAGTCAAACAACAAAAATTACAGGAATTCTTACAGAGAATGACTTTGGACAAATTACTTGTATAAGCAATAATATAGTTAACTTTTCATCTTTAAACGATACTTTGTCTACATTCTCAGTAGGTGCATTTTTTAACTCAATAAGTGCCTATGCCTCTAGTTTTGAAATTGGTTATGAATACTATGACACAACTTCAGGAAGCACGATTCAAAGACTTAAGTCTTATACAACATCGGTTAAAGACAAGTGGTTTTTTATCTCTGAAACATTTGATATTCCAGAAGATAATACAGAGTTTAGAATTGTATTAAAGATCAATTATATTGGTGGTGCATCAAGCGTAGACGATTACGAATTTCTTGTTAATGGCATTACCGCTGGCCAATGGTGTGAAGAGTTTAACTCATCATCTTTGGGTGTTCAAAAAATATCAATACCATCAGATATAGCATTAAGTCCATATTTTGGAATTGAAGCAAACGCCTATGGATTACAAAACAATAAAGGATATTATTTAGTTAAAGACAATAGTCTTATGGCAAAGAACACTGGTATTCCACTTGTATATGGAGCATCAAACCTTACAAAACTTTTACCAAACAATGGAGATCCTTCTTTAATTATTCCAGGCTTAGGATTTTTATCTGAGGTAGGCCAATACAAAGAGTATACATTGGAGGCTTGGCTTAGAATCAACTCTGACTCATCGACCATTAAAAGAATTATTGGTCCAATTAGTTCTGATGATGGTGTTTATGTTGACGGGCCATTTCTTACTTTAAAGATTGGAAGTAGTTCTGGCTCTTATTATGTTGGCGAATGGACAAGACCAATGTTGATGCATGTTCGCATTTCAGAAAACTATGCATCTATGCTCATAAATGGCGAAGAAGTTATATCTCTTAACTATATAACTTCAGAACTACAACTACCTTCAAAACTTAATTCTTTTGAAAAAGATCAAGACTGGATTGGGTTTTATGCATACGAAGATGTATCCCCAGTAGAACTTGATTGCGTTGCAATTTATACGTATCAAGTACCTCTAGTATTAGCAAAGAAAAGATTTATATACGGACAAGGTGTTGAATTTCCAGAGGGAATTAATCAGGCATATAGTGGATCATCAGTTTACATAGACTATCCCTTTGCAGATTATACAAACAACTACTCTTATCCAAACATTGGAAAGTGGAGTCAGGCAGTAGTTGATAACCTTTCTGTAGAAAACAATATGCTTTGCACACCAGAATATTCATTGCCAGAAATAGTTTTAGGGTCATCTAATATTGACGGTTTATATTCTCAACTACAAACAATGCAAAATGAAAGTGAGAAATTCTTTTCTTTTAGCCCAGTGCAAAATGGATATATGTATTTTGATAACTTAAACTTTTTAAATCAAAAGATTAGTTCGTTCTACGGATCGTTTAAATTTTTGCAAGAGCCAACAACAAAGCAAATACTTTTTAGGATAGAGTCTCAAAATTCTTCAGACTACTTTGAGATATCTACAGTCAATAGCGATGTTGTATATAGTTTAAAGTATGGCTCAGTTGAGCCAACAACGCTTGCAACATTTTCATGGTATGACGAAAATGCACTTGCTGGGATTACTGTAAATGAGATATTTTCTGCAGGGCTAGACATAGAAAAAGTTTCTAAATACTTTGGAGGAAATGTTGCATCATTCTTTGGTAACGCAAACACCCTTAAGTTTTATATAGGCGGAAAGTCAGACCTCACAGAAACTTTTTCTGGAAAAATTTATAAAGTTGGTTTTTGTACAGCAAGAAATCATAAAAAAATTGAGCACTTGTTTAATGAAAGAGGAATTCCTATAAGTGGTGAAAACGTTTTTTATCTGTATGCAGATACAGTTGACGTAGAATACAATTCAACAGATAACTATTTTGGAACTAATCCTGCAGAATGGGATGAAATTATTGATTCAGGAGGAGTAAACTCTTACTCAATAGAAGGATTTCAAGAGCACACAGCAAGTTATACTCTATCTCCATCTTCATATTTTGAAAATTACACATTAGATATTGACGTTCAGGGCTATTGGGAAGACTACATTCCTCTTACATATTTTGCTCAATATATCAAAGACGAAAAAGGCAAAGAGTTATATGACTTAGATTTAATTCAATTTAACATTAATTACCCAGCGCCATCTGTATTTGTTGAAGAAGAACAAACTGGCTCTTGGACTTACAAAGAACTATATGATGAGTATAACATTCCAACACAAAGAACATATTCATCACTAGATAATCAGTTGTTTACTGGTTATTTAAACTATGATGATTTAAAAAATAGAGCGTACAAAAACTATAAGTATGATACGTCAAATGCTTTAGTAAAATCGTATATTACTTTTCAATATATTAAAAATGGTACAAACCTGCCAGAATCAAATTTTATTAACAGCGAAAAACCATCAAATGATTCTTTTGTTGTTCCAGGAGAA